CTGTAAATGACAGCGCCTCATTGTCCTGAAATGAACCTGTGACGCCGTATAAAACAATATATCCTGCAGCATCAGCGCCGCCCCATGACCCAGAGGAAAGAACAATCAACCCTACTTCCCCTTTGGCTCCCGTGATAGCGCCAAAACAATACCCACCAACATCTGGCTGGAGGATACTGCCTGCATCAAAATTCAATAACCAGTAACTCGCATCAGACGGTGAAGGCTGTCCGTCCAGTCGCTCGTATCCAGCCACTCGGCGATATCCATTTGTCTCGCCCGGCTCATAGTTCGATACGCCATATAATTCACCAGGATCAAGCGATAAAGGGGAGGTTATTTCATTCAATCCCCCTTTCATCTGGAATGACTTTGTTTTTGTCATCCCCCTTGGTTTTCTGGCCATCTTTGAGCGATTCATTACGCTAATGCCTCAAAATCTTCAGAAAATGGTGGTAACTCCTCCTGCTCAAGTCTAAACAAAAGATCATCGAATTTAGTTTCTGCCTCATCAATTGAATATGGCATCTCGTATCTTTGGGCATAATAATGCAGAGCCCTCCAGACAATCATCATGTGATAATCGTTTGGTAAACCGGTGGGAACGTCTGTGTTTGCACTAAAAACTTGAGTAGATCGCTTATATTCTCCCTCGACCGTGTAAATCTTATCCGGCCTTGGCTCAAATCTTATTTGATTGTTTGGTAGTATCGTGAAGTTCTGGGGCCTTGAATCATCTCTTGCCCCCATTCCTCGACGGTATTCGCCGCGCCATCGTGGATAAGCTATGTGCAAAAGCTCGTTCTGGTCATTTTCATCCTTGGCGGCCTCATAGATTAAAAAAGACCCTGTATCCCATAGGGCTAGATCAGATATGCCGTAGCTCGATGCAAGATAATCACGATTTGCAGCAACCGTGCTTAAACTGAATTCCTTCCACATGAAATTCCAGTTTGGCCGCATGAGCTGAATGTCTTCCCATGCAGTAGAAACCCAGTCCACCATTTTTTTACGGCGGCTGGTCTGGTTTAATACAGTGGTAGGATCACTCCCGGCTATGCCAGCTTCTTGAATAGCGCGAGCAAATAGAGCCAGGTAATCCATTAAGCTGCTTTACCAATAATCTGGAATGGGTGAGTTAGTAAATCACTGTGATAAATTTCAGCTGATTCTGAGTCTTGAGTGACAATATCCTGAACAGCATGCTGCAGTATCTCAACCAACGGCTCCGGGATATCAATGTTTATGCCGCGAGGGATCATATAACCGGTTCCCTGGAATCCAACAAAAATAGGGGCCACACCTACACCATGATCACCAGGGCTTGTTTGTCTGGCGATATTTACAGTGACATAATTCAGATTTTTATTTTTTAATGATTTAATCTCAACACGAGCTGTAGGCGTCGGAATGTTCAGCTTTCCACATTCATCAATGATTTTCTGACGCATCGTGTCTTCATTCATTGTCAGCGGAAGGTTAAGGTTTAGCTCATTAATTGCATACATTTTAAGAGCGGATTTTTCGGCGGTTGCCAGATTAAATTCAGACATGATTTTAAAATCTCCTGCGGATACCGCCTTGACGGGGATATCACTGTGGGAATACGCGAGTCATCACGACTAGCAAAAAAGTCAGCTGAATGAGCAAGCATTCAGCTGACAGGTACTTACTTACACAGTCACCATATCTGCAACAGATGCAGGACAATGGGACAAATTGTAAATGGTAGAGGTGCGACCAGTAATACCAGTCAAATCACTAACACCAAACTGGAACGCGGCAACGCCGACCGCAGACGTGGGAGCCTGAACAATCTTAACCGCACCAAATGGCGCATAATTGGCCGGGCATGTAAGCTCATAAACTGCATCATCTTGGCCTGCTGTAACATCTACAGAGCTTTCGATGATATAAGGCACATTACCTCGACAAGCAACGATATAAACAATGGTTTGCTCATCATCACCAGCTGCAAGAGCTGGATGTGACTTAGTTGCTGTAATTACACTGCCAGTCTTTGCATCCAAAACAACAGCAGCACTTAGATTCCATTCAGCAATAGTTGCCAGATCGGTCATTTGCACACCGTTTACGCTATGTTCAACAGCGCCAGTTGTTTGCAGATTTTCGACATTTGTACCATCAACAGCTAAAATTCCCTGACCATTACTGAATGTTCCGATTGAGTCCCGGATTGTTTTATTTGTAATTCCGGCTAATTCATTAGACATAATATTTCCCCTCGACAGCGCAGAGCTCATCATTAGGATTTAAATAGGATAGCGACCAAAATAGTCGCTATCCACATACTACCTGACTTCAGCTATCTTACAATACTGCATTCAGATCGGTTGCACCCACTTCGATACGAACCATCCACGCCTGATTGAGCACTACCGCAGCAAACCATGCCTTCCAGCCAACATAACCACGCTGACCTAGAGGATCTGACTTGCTTGGAACACCAGGATTAAGAACAGTAGGGTGAATTGCACCAGCACCACGAAGCGGAACCACACCAAATGACTCTTTAGCACAGATTATGATTGGATAGACATCAACATTAGTGCCATCCCAGACCATGCCATTTTGAGTGGTACTGCCTGAGCCAATAAATGGATCAAACAGAGGGCTTAAAATATAGCGAACCGTTTCAACCTTGCCAATTTCATAAGGCAGGGGCTTCATGGTGCCGTATTTTTCGCAAGGAACAAAACCGGTAATATCTCGAACATCGGCATCCAGGTCAGTATGACCAAACGCCAGATATGCGGGAGCAATTGCCTCTGTTCCATACTGGGATGAAGAGGACATTTTGCTGGTAATGGGCTTGCCACGCTGAGACTGCAAGAAACGAGTGGATGAACGCTGAACGCTTAATGTGATCGGATCATTTACGTTAGCACGCGATGTATCAGCGGCTGCACCATAAATAACATTAGTACCACCCTTAACTACGCCCCAGGTAATCATCTCAATTACTTCTGCCGCATTCTCACCCGACAGCATGGACATATCACGCAGCACAGGATCTTCTGACAGATCAGCAACACGATCAGTAATTTCAGCCAAATCACCGTATTGACCCATTGTTACAGGCACATCAACGTAGTTTGTTTTATGACTTGTCGGCGTAACACCTTCAGTCAGCTGGGTTGTGCTTACAACATAAGGCACAGGACGACGGAATTTAACTTGTTCCGCTTTGTTTTTGGGTAATGGTTTTGATTGACCATAATCAGAAAGCACGATAATAGGTCGTGCATGTTCCAGCATTTCAGTTGCAGCCCAAGCTGCAGTACGCTGGCTTATATCACCATATGTAGAACCGGCCATAATAATTCACCTTTCTCGTCATCACGACGATAAAATAGTTTTAGTTTATGCTAATCGCTTAGCATCCTGTCTTTTAGCAAATACATTAAAAGCTTCTTCAAACTCACTGCCACTTTCTGCGTTGGGATCTATTCGAGCTGATCGACTCGATATGGTCGCACCGTCTTCCAGTTGCTGTTCGCGTTTCCGCTCTAAATCACTTGCTGCATTATCGACGACAGATTCACTTTCACTATGGTCGGTATTTCTTAATGGTTCCATGCCACTTGCTACGCGGAAGTTATCATATAAGCCAAACAGAGATATCGTTTCTTCAACTGTACCGGTGCTGGTTATACTCTGAACTGCGGCGGGTTGAGTAGATAACCACTCATGCCATTTTCCATCATTAACTGTATTCTGCCACTCTGGGAATTGTTCTGCAACCTCAGAATAGGCATCACTTAAATCTTCCTGCTCTTGCTTTTCAACTACAGGGGCCAGGGTACTGTTTATTTCATCAGCCTGTTCCCCCATTGATTTGTCTATTTCCTGCCGATGAGTGCTTAATCTGCCATCAATAGCCGTAGCCACTTCCGGGTAATCTTCTGAGAATTTTTCCCAACCCTCATCCGTAGCCATGGCGTCTTTAATGTCATCACTTGTTGGCTGAGGCTTTTCTGATACCAGCTTTATTGACTGTATTTCTTCCTCAAGACTATTAACTTTGCGCTGAAAAGCCCCCACACGGCCATTGTCACTGTCAATTCGGTGCTGCAATGAAGTGTTACTTTCTTCTAATGCTATGAATTTTTCTTTTTGAGATTCACTCATACCGACATAGGGATCTTCCTGCTGCTGGTTTGCATTTTCATCTTCCGGTGGGGGATCTTTATCAATCTCTTTATCTGGCTCTTCAGCGACTTCTACAGTGCCGGCCTTTTTTAAATTCATTTTCAAATTCATCTTCTTCTTCAATTGCTTGAGCTTCTTCAGCCATTTTATTCACCTTTTGCGGTCTTCACAGACGGCGTTGCTTGTTGATACTGATTAACCTGCTTTTTTTGACGATCCTTTAACCGTCTGTTTATTGCAAGTAGTTTTGGGAACTTCCTGATCTTTAGTGATTCCTGAAACTACACTTTTATTATCTGGTTTATTTTCGGGAGTTTTGGGGGTCTCCTCAATTAGCTCAGGATCACCATATGATTTAACTTCCACCCCTTCAACTTTTTCCACTAACTTACTGGCATGCTCTAAAGAAATTGATGACATTTCTGAAATCACATCAAGCTTACTGTTTTTTGATTCCTGGGTATGCTGATATGGCATCAAATAACACTGGCCAGGCACAGATTCTTGGTCCGGGTCTTGAATTAAGAAAACAGCCTGCTCGTTATAAGCCAGTCCATTTGAATCAACTAGACCTAGATTAACCAGTTCATCGTGGTGAATAAAGGCTATTGTTCCTGCGTGCGGTTGTGATTCTCCTGCGTTATACAGTACAACTCT